CATACAAGTCTTTAGAAAGTTGCACATCTTCTTGTCTCATGTGCAAACCTTTTATGCTTAATTCAAACATTGCTTGTTGGTCTTTTAATGATTTTTCTTCAACCATTTGACGCAATGCAACTGTGTGATAAGCATCAACTTCTTTGCGTAATGTTTCCATTCGCAACTTATCTTGATCTTGTAAGTCTTTATTGATAATGCGGTTTCTAGCAAGTTCTAATGCTTTTAACTTTTCTGCTTCTGCATCTCTACCTACTTTTGTTAATCTTTTTGGCGAACCATTAGGTTTATTTGCATCCCATCCTTCGCCAGACCCAGAATCAAATGAACCTAATTCTTGTATTCTTTTAAATCTAGCGTATTCGTCATTAAACTTTTTTAGTTTTTCTGTATTTGCGCCAAACATGGCAAAACCAAATGCAGAAGAAAAGTCAATCAACATTTTCATGTTGCGACCTAAATTATTAAAGGCATCTGATAGTTTGTCTATTTCATGTAATGAAGATTCCAGCCATTGCGTAAATTTCAATGCTGGTGTTCCAACAAATGCAGTAAAGGTTATTAAGACTTCATGCGTAATCTTGTGTAACATATCCCATGCTTTAGCGGCATCTTCAATGCTTTTGGCTTGCTCTTTTGATACATGACTAGTTTTTTCCATGTCTTCAGCAACGCCAGCAACTTCTGCACCTTTCATTGCCCTACCAAGTATTTCGTAAGCCCTTGCTTGCCGTGTTAATTGGTCTGGTATTTCTGATAAACCTTTTAATGTTTTGGCAAACAATTCTTCCATGCTCAAAGTACCTATGTCTTTGAGACTTATGCCAACATCTTTAAATGCCTTTTGCGCTTCAAAAGAACCAGTAGCCGCTTTGTCTACAAAGGCTGTAAATGCATTTAATATTTTTCCAGCATTTTCTGCACTACCGCCATTTTGGTCTAAGGCTTCACCCAACTTTAAAACTGTGGTGATAGCCATGTCATTGGCTTTGGCAACATCAGATATTGAATCCGCAAATTCCAATGCCTTATAGGTCATGGCGGCAAATGCGGTTGCGCCTACTGTTGCAAATGTTTTTGCTTGTGATGCGAATTCAGACAGGTCTTTTTTGGCGGCTTCTATGCCTTTGGAAAACTCCGCGCTATCGATACCAAGTCTTACACCTAGTCTAGCAATCGTATTAGCCATTCTTGAACCTATCCTGTTTGAAATCTGGGGCTTGGGTCATAAACGCCAGAAGACTATTATTAACTGATGCTTTCTTGTCTTGTTCGCTCAATGGCGGATAAATGTAATCATACGCGCTACCCAAAATGTTGGCTAGTTTATAAGGGCGGGAATTTGCCTGTCTCATGTAATTAAATACACCAGCAGTTAGCGACCCTAAAACTTCCAATGTCGCACGATTTCCAATCATGCCATCTGCATACATTGTCTGGATTTGTGCCATTGTTATATCGTCTATGTCTGCAAGTGAATCATGTGTATGCCCATTGAAGATCATTGCGACTTCAACTTGTTTCCTCAATGAGCCAATCAGTTTCCCCGTGATTCCTTATATGTTGGGCTAATCGCTTCTGAAATCTTTTCAATCAAAGTGATCTGCACCGCCATTGGAAATTCTGCTTCCACTTCTTCATAAGTTAAGTCGGCTAATGAATCGGCTTCATTTTCTGGAATAAGCAACTTAATAAATTCAGTTATGCGGTTTTGGGTCATCAACTTTAGTTTGGCAGTCTCGCGCATAGACCGACCATTTACCAGAATGTCGTTATCAACAAATTGGAATTCTTCAGTCTCTTGCCCTTTGAATTGTTCCAAGGGTTTTGCGATCTGGTCATAGACCAACGCAATATCTTCTTCTTTTGGATTCTGGATGCGCTCATACATGGCATCCGATTCAGCCACAGTTGGCACTCTGACTTTGAAGTTATAACCGCCTAGTTCAAACTGACGAATGAATAAGCCTTTGCGTTTGCCCTCATATTGAGAGCCAAGAAGGGATGCTAATTTTGTCATGTCTTTTACCTATCATTTAATGTTTTTCGCCCTGAATTGCTCAACGCGCCTTCCGATTATCTCACCAAGTTTGTTAGCCACGGCAGTTGCGTTTGTCTCTAACGCTGGTCGCATAAATGGATTTGCCCCGTTGTGGGCAGAACCAAACTCTTGGGCAATAGCCCTAGCGTCATAAGGAAAGTTTAGGGATGCGGCATATTCTTTAAACTTCTTTCTATAAGCCGTTTTATCTGTGGCATACAAAGACGCATTTTCTGCATAGAACTGTTGGCGTTTCTTTTTAGGAAAGGCTTTAGTTGTCACCAGAGCAATGACAGTATCAGTCGGGCTTGAATACTTTGAACGCTGGTCACGCTTGTTAGGTCTACGCGCTTCAATCTGCAATGTTCTAGCAAGATCGCCTGTGTCTTTGGGGGCTAGTAGTTTTGCAGTTGCTAGAACGGGTTTCATGGCTTCCCGTGCGGCTGGCACTAACACTTTGCTGGTTGCCTTTTTATCGCCTATTTCATTTGCTAATTCGTCAAATACGGCTAATGCTTCACTCAGTCCAGTTACCTCAACTTTACTGTAAGTAGCCATATCAAGCCTTCTTGCTAATCACCCGTTGGAATAATTCGTTGTTAAGTTCAATTACATAATCAACAACTTGGGATGGTGTTAACTTATCCGCATGGTTGGCGGCAATTTGGTGCGCCAGCGTAATGCCAATAATCTTCTGTTGCAAAAACCCAAACCATTGCTTGTTTCCCGTGTCGGCTTGCGATACCAAAAAGCCAAGCAGATCGTTTGAGTCTTTTATTTGCATTTATTCTTTTGTTGTTTCTACTGGTGTTTCAACTGGTGCGGTTTCCTGTTTTACAACTGGATTCCATTTAGCCAAGGCTTGCAATGCAACCATTTCGGCTGAATCGGGGTCTGCCTTTGTGATTGCTTGTGCAACTTCATTAGCATCCACAACCTGACCCTTCGCTAAAAGGGTTAGGTCGGAATAACTGCTGACCATTACCGCCAGCACATCTTTTAGTTTAGCCATATTAAGTGCTTGCAGTCCAGCCGTACTGATTGCCACGGGGATGGATAGTAAAAGTTACTTTGGCTTCAGCGTTTGGTTGGCTGTCAATTTGCCACTCGCTAACGCGACCATTGAAGGCGTAGTTAACGATTCCTGTGCCATCAGTAGCAGAGATAACAAAGGTGCGGTCAATCATGCCGTTGTAAGCATCACCGCGCAACAACAACAATACTGTATCGCTTGGATTCCATGCGGCAGTAATTGTCATGCTGGTAGGTGCAGACTGCGTTGGGATTTTGTCTGATTGGCGTGAACCAGCGACAGAAAAAGATGCCATAGCGTCATCTTGACCAAATGCGGGGATTGCTTCCACAGGCACTAGATTTCCAGAAATTGCCAATGCGCTTACGCTTGCGTAAACAGAAAGGTTAGCCACAGTCAAAGGCGTTGGGGTTGCGCTTGGTTGGGCATATAGCGTTGCTGAGAAACCAGCAAGAATTTTAGCGGGTAGTGCCATTTTGATTTTCCTTCAAAAAAAGAGTTTGTGAAATTATCTTATGTTGGTACATCAATTGTGCAATCCAGAAAAATCTGCGCCAATTTGTCTGTGTTGTCGTATGAGTTATATAACCATTGCACATCTGCTTTGGAAACATAAACCTGATTGGGCGAACCGCCTAAAAGACCGCTATACCCGTGCAACGATTGTAGTATCAAATTACTGATTGTGAAACCATCTTCTATTAGTTGGGTAAATATGGAAATCTGGAATGTTGGGGTATCTATACCTTTTACGCCCTGATAAATACCCGTATAAACGGGCTGATGGACATTGCGTAAATTCCAAGTAATAAACTTGGGTTGCGTTGCAAAGTTTCGGTTAAAAGACGCATATACAGGCACAGGCGTAACAATCTGTTCCAACTGATACTGGATAGCCTTGCCATATAGAACGGGGTTCATTTGTGCCATTACACCGCCACCACAGGGTCATTGCGAACACAAAGGATTCTGACTGTCATGCGATCATCCGCTTCCCGCACATTATCAATGCGCCAATCAAACCCACGCCAATTGATGGAATAAAGGTTTTGGTTGTCAATTATTGTTTTAGTGTTTGGTGTGTAGTTCAAAGTGAAATCCACAATGTCAGAATAAACGCGATATTTCTCAGAAATCTTTACATTGTTAGCCACCGAATGCACACGCGCACGGGTTTGAAACCATAAGGTCTGCGTTGTGCTTTGCTCTCCAAAGGTGCTTTTGCCAAAGGTTAGGCTATTCACAGTTATGTTTTCAAACCGCGCTATTGCCATTTACATCACCAAAGGTTTGTAAGGGCGCAACAAAGTCGACACACCAAATGGAATGTTCTTCAATTGGCTATCAGTTGTATCGCTTCGGTTGTTGTAAAGATGGGTCAAAAGCAAAAGTGCCGCTTGCTTAATCACAGGATAAGCCGACAAAGGATTTGCTGAAGTCGTGTATTCACAAAACACAGGGCTTGTCATGCTGGAATTTAGGTTTGTCGGCAAGGTCTGCAAAACAATCTTATTACCAGACGGGTCATAGTAATAAGTCGTTGATGAAACTGTATATAAAACAGGCGGTTGTGCATCTGACCAATACTTAACCGCATTGACAGTTACGCCAGATTGCGTTGGATTAAAGTTTTGGCTGACTTCTGGCAAGTCCAGCGTTAAAGGCGTTCCATACAGGCTTGCTATGTTGTACCAGACGCGATAACTGGTTGGGAATATGGACATACCCAGATAGTCTTCAATAGCCTGTCTAGTGGCTAATTCCAGACCATATAGATAATCGGCTTGGCTGGTATCACCAAACAAATTTAGTTGTTGAGTAATTTCATCCAGCGTAAGCCAAGGCGTTGCCAAGTCACGGGCAATCTGTTCAACCTTTGCATAGTTGAAAGGATTGCGCGTTGGTGCGCCATAGTTTAGAAAGCCTGTTTGATCAACAGACATAATTAAACCCCGACTAAACGAACACCAGCAAATGGGTCACGCACAGAACTGACCATGCGCTTTTCAGCATATAAGGTTATAAAACCAGCCTGAGTTTGTTCCATTGCTTGCACAGTCATTTCTTCAACATCTGCAATAGTTACAAACCGATTCCAACAGGCTAAATAAATTGCAAACTTACCAGCCCCAATAGTTTCCATGTTGGCATTAGGAATAACGGGGAAACCAAATACATACGCAACTGCACCACCATCATCATCGCCTACCTCAGTAAACATTGGTGCGCCACCAGTAGCACCTTTTAATTTGCGTAGGGCTTGAATAGTGTTGGGGTGCATCATCCAAGCATTGCCCATACAAGACCAATAAGGTGCTGGTAAAGCATTGCAAAGATTAACAATATCATCATAGGCAATGGATGCGCCAGCCTGACTAACAGTTGCAATGGAATGAATGCCGTCTGTGATTGCGTAACCGCTAGAGCCGTAAGCCGCAGTTCCCGCGCTTGTGTAGTAATTTAAACCACGCAAACCATTTGTTCCACCAGTTGTAGTAGTGGTAGTTCCAGATTGATCGTTGTTAAGAATCATAGATGCGCCTTCAATAGACGCAAATTCCATTGCTAAATCTTCAACGATTGTTTCGTTTAAATAATTTACATCTGACATTACTGCCGTGCGAATTGGCAACTGTGCCGTAATCACGCGAGTAGGCAATTGCCAAATGCTTGTGTCTGTGTTTGGTGTGCCACTATTAGGCGTGAATGTATAAGTCCAAGGATTAGTTTGGCTTGCGGCATTACCCGTTTTAGCAACAAACTGAACCGCAGAACCTTGTGCGGGAATTACCCGTGCCGCTTGACGAATTGGGTTTGCAAAACGCAAAGCCGCAAACGCATCATCAAAATAAGTGCGACCACCAACCCCATAACCAGAGCCTGTGATTGCAGACGCTTCGCGCAAATCAATTTTGACTTGATCGCCTGTCTCTAGTGTTTGCTTAATGCCTGATAGGATTTTTTCGGTGATGGTCATTTTGTTTATCCAAATTGGGTTGCAGAAAAAAGGT